GCGTATATTCCGTATGTATAGAGTCGCGCACGAAATGGCGACGAACTATTTATACGGTTTCTTCTCCTTCTACCTTAGTCTTGCGACCAATGTTATATTTTGTTTCAAGCACCCAGTTGTTCTTATCTTTGTAAGAAAGAACTTTGATTTGATTAAGAGGAGCAATGTCCTGAATCTTTTCTGCATCAACAACGGTGATCAGTCCCCAGTCAGCAAGCAGTTGGGAGATTCTATTACGACGCTGAACATCGTTGACAGTGAGATTTGCCTTCTTACCGTCAAGAGCAAACAACTCTTTGAAGTGGACGATGTAGTATCTACCTTGCTTGTGAAGAATGTGGCAAGATTGATACAGTTTCTTTTCCTTTCTGGATGCTACACCGATTCTGGTTAGGGTCTCTCGCACCTTCAGGAAATCATCAGGTTCACTCAGAGAAACTTCAATCATCTTCTCGGGCGACCAATCAACGGTCGGTTCAACAACGACGCTCATCTCAATAAATCAAAAATGTTTTTATTATTTAGTAAAACTTTTCTTGACTTCTTCTAGAGATTCTTGAAGTATCTCCTTTGCTTTACCGTATCCCATTTTATTCATCCACTTTTTGTCCCAGAATTCTTCTAGTTTACAACTCTTACCAGTGAAATCCTCATAGATTCCTAGGAAAAGACTGAATAATCCCCATTGACTTGGTGGAAAATATGCTGGAGAGAGACAAACAAAGATGGCATCGTATTGATAATCTCCATGATCATATTCTTCGGCAAACATTGTCTCCCACTTACAAGGTGTGCCAATATTTTCGCAGATGAATTGATTGTATGGTGTGCGAGTATCCTCTACTGCCTTACCGTCATTGTTTCTAATCCAAATCATGTTCTTCAACCTACCCTGAGAGTGAAGATATGATCCCCAACTACCCTCATCTACCTTCCCATATGCTTTTGCCATGGCATATTCAGTAAGGTATCCTGCCATATGAAGTTGTTCGTTATCAGCATCTTCTGGACTTACATAACATCCAGCAAGAAAATCATCATGATGATCGATATTAACAATATCAATATCATTCTTATCATGAAGATATTTGAGAATGTAATCGTGATCCATCCCAAACCAGACATGGGCGTTTGAACTAGAAGAAAGCGCCCTCGTAAATGTTTCAATAAGATAATCTAAGCATTGTTCATCGATTATCTTTTCCCTCGTGTTTAAAAAAGGATACCTCAGAAAATAATAGTACCATTTTGTATATGGATGCCACTCAGAGAACATCTCATTATCTTCATTTGGCCATTCATCTACAGTAGGAAAAGCGTAATCTATATCAATGCTCAGGACTTTCATTTTTTAATCCCACCAGTGTCCATTTTATTATGGATGAATTTAATTTGCTCTGGAGAAAGAATCTTAAGTGCTTGCTGCGCCTTTTCGTTACTATACCCGTAGTATTTTTTTACTACCTCAAGGTCAGCGATCTTTTCTTGCTTCAACCAGGGAGAAAACCGTTTCCTTTTCCTGAGACTATGTAGCATGAAATGGTACTGCATGTCTTTGCTGAGATGAGTATTCTTGTTCATCTCATTAGCAAACAAAATTGCATCAATATGCCCAGACATACAACGATTTACGATGTAAGCAGGATACTTTTTGCATGCCTCAGGATCTTCACTGAGATCCTGTTTGTTCATGTTGATAGAGTTCAACCAGTCCTTCAGTTCCATAGCAGGTAGTTACCAATAACGAGATAATCAATGTCCATTTTCTTGAATGATGCGATGGCATCCTCTGGAGTTTCAACAATCGGTTCGCCACTGATATTGAAAGAGGTATTCATCAATACAGGAACCTCAAGTTTGCGAAGCAACTGGCACAATCTAGGGTTTAGTTCATCGTTTACTGTTTGGATACGGCAGGTACGATCTCTATGATCAATAGCGGGGAGTTTCTTGGTGATAGATGTCTGAGAGTACAACATATATGGAGTAATCATACCCTCGTCGAAATATTCATCAACATACTCCTCCAACATTATACCAGCAAACGGACGCCAATACTCCCTCTTCTTAACCCTAGTATTCATAATATCTTTATTCTTTGCCTTTCTTGGACTCATCAGCAGAGATCTAGATCCTAATGCTCTAGGACCATGCTCAGAGCGACCTTGGAACCATCCAATAATCTTATCATGATCTAATTCATGAGCAATAACCTCACATAATTCATCAAAGTTTTCGTAGTATTCGCAATTAGTTTCTTCAGGAACAAAATCATCGTAGGACTTACCAAGCAAAGCAATGTTTGCTGGCATCTCAATGGTTTGGTTCATTTTATATGAACCCCATGCAGCTGCTCCAAAATGAATTCCAGAGTCGTTGGTGTATGGAGGGATGTGTAGGTTTCTAAACAGGGGTTTGAGTAAGGTATTTGTAGTAATATTCAAGAAACATCCGCCAGCAAAGCAGTGATCTTCCTCAAGATATCCTTCGTCCTGTGCTTTTCTGACGAAATAAACTAATGCTCTCTCAAACCAATACTGAACATAGAATGCTTTGTCTTCTGGAGATCCCTTTAGATAATTCCATATAAGTTCATAATCATAGAAATGAACTTCTGGTAACCCAAACTCCCAGCGATCAATATCAAACATTGGCAGAGGAAACTCGGAAGAAAAACAAACAGGAGCTTCTTGTCCTAGATCATTACCATAAGCAGAGAGACCCATGATCTTACCCTCTTTAGGAGTAACATCAAAGTTCTGAGCAAACTGAATGTTTTTAAATACATCCTCAGGAAGATCAGATTCCCGACGCATCAATTCTCTATGCTTTTCATCATAGATGTACTTGGACATGTTGCAGTAATACTCCCCGAAGGAGTTCATACCAAGATCTCCAGTTCCCCTGAAGAACCTAAACATTCTTTTCTTCTTATCAAAATACCCAATGCTATTATTTTCACCACCACGAAGCATCCCACTAGCAAAATCCCACAATCCGCTGCCAAGACCATCAAGGGTTAAGAAACTACCGCTGTTGAATGGAGCAGTAAAGACTGCAGATGCTGCATGGCAGAGATGGTGAGACAGCATCCATACTTCTGCGTTAGGGAAAGACTCCCTGAGCATTCTCTTGGCAGTATGATCCGTCAGTTGCTCGTTACTTATTTCTGGAAAGGATGGAACATAACAAACAATATCAATATCTTCTGGTGCATACTCACCCAACACATACTCAATAGATTTGCGTGGATAATTGCCCTCATCCTTAATACGAGTCAGTCTCTCTTCGTTGATGGATCTTACATGCTTACCCTCGACGAAGAGAGTTGCTCCAGCATCATGAATGTATGTGTTGGCTTTATGAAAATCATTCGCGTCCCAATCTAGGGCACCATATACACCAATTACTTTCATGTCAATAATTTACCAAAATGAGTTCTTTACGCTCTTGCTGTTCTCGCATATACTGTCCAACCGAACGCATCGTATAGGTGAGATCAAACTCAGATGCTTTCCAGTTAGTGAACCTATCTTTAACGAGTTGACTAGAGTTATAACTTACAAGACTATCTAGTCTACATTCATCACAGTCTTTTGCAAACTTATCATGATCAAATCCTTTGTGCATCGATCCTTTACGACCATAAAGATTATCCTTGATGTCGTATGGAGGATCAAGATAAACAAAAATATTCTGGTCAACTTTACCAAAGGTCAATTCTGGAGAATCGTCCAACAGGTAATCATAAGAGTAGTTTGTGATGGTCCAGTTCTTGATCAGTTCTGAGTAGAGTGGCAGTTTGTCAATTCCCCTGAAGGAGAAGTTAGAGTCACTTGCTTGCTTAGAAAAGGAGCTGGACTCAGTAAGACCCGAGAAAGAACACTTATTAGCAATATAGAAGGAAACAGCACGGTGGAAATTTTCACTGTCTTCCAGAGGTCTTGCAAGATATTCTTTGGCGTCAAGGAATAGTGATCTTGCGCTTTCATGATCAATATGACGATGCTTAAGTTGATTCAGTTCATTACGCATCTCTACACCGAACATCTGGAGTTGCTGCCAGAAGTTCACCAGAGGTTCGTAGAGATCATTTACCCACACGGAGGTGTTGGGATACCTCTTCGTCCATTCCAGGGCGAAGGAACCGCCACCTAGGAACGGTTCCCTGAACTCATCATACTCCTTGTCAGGTACATACGAAAAAAGTTTCTGGACAGCACGAGACTTACCGCCAGGATAACGAAGAGGAGTTTTCAAAGATTTCATTCAAAGAAGTCCATTACGGTTTGCTGACTCTGTGGGAAAAAGAAATCAGAGTTTTCTTGTATAATTCTAACATCATACTTGGCAGAAAGCAATGCCTTTGCGTAATCAATCTCTGCCACCTTCCGCTGAGTAAAAGACCTATCAAATGCAGCACTCTTTGCTTGTAGAAAATACCCGTTACTATCTAAGGGGACTTGATCAGAATCAATCTTGAAGATCAGTTCCCTGAGAGGTGTCCACAGAACATGATAAAAGACATCAATATCACTAGGACCGTAGAACTTTCTCCCACTATCTACA